TCCTCGAAGAGGTGGTCACGATCAACGGCGACGAGACGCGGCAACAAGTGCCGGGCTGCTCCATCAGCTACGAGCCCGCCGGGGTGGTGCCGATGCGCGACCCGGAAACCGACCAGCCGACCGGCCAGACGCTGACCCAGCAGCAGATTTACGCGATCTTGTACAGCGTCTATCGCTGGGCTGCAGACCAGCGCGACCAGGCGGCCACATGACCGAACAACCCATGGAGCCCACGCCGGCCCGTGTCGAGATGCAGCGCGGCGCCGATGCCGATGCCGCGCTCGCCAACCCACTCATTGCCGAGGCGCTGTCGGCATGGGAATCGGAGATCACTCGATCATGGCAGACCTCACCCCTAAGAGACGTGGAAGGACGCGAAAGGTTGCGCCTGATGCTGGAAGCGAGCAAGTCGTTCCGGGCGTACCTGTTGCAGACGATGCAGACGGGGCAACTGGCCCGGGAGACGATGCTCACGGAGACGAGGCTGCAGGAACAGCGGCAGCGCACGATGCAGGAAATGAGGACGGCGCCGTGGAAATGACGAACACCTGGCCCGCGCTGGCCCAGCTTGCCGTGGACCTGATCGCCAAAGGGCACTTGGTGACGATCATCCGCACGTCGGATCGCTCCGCGCCGCTGGTGTGGCACTCGGACAGCATGGTAGGCGCGGCGGTTGACCACGTGTCGGCCGGCAATTGCGTCGTGACGAGCGACGGCCGGGCCTGGGGCCTGGACGGGCAGCCGATTGAGGAGACCGCGACGTGAGCGACACCCTCGAAACCGCAGCCCCCGCGCCTGCAGCCGACAGCGGCGAGGCCAAGACCTACGCCAACGAATACGAGGCGGTGGCCGAGCTTGAGCGCCGCGAATCCGAGCGCCGCGCACAGCGCAAGGCCGAACGCGCCGAGCGTGACGAGCGCATCGGCGAGGAGCGCGAGAAGGCCGCCAAGGCTGAGCGCGAGATCGAGGACGACGCCAAGCGCGAGCGCGAGGAGGTCGAAGACGAACCGCGCAAGCGCAAGGCCAATGAAGACAAACCCCGGCGCAAGGCTGAAAAGGCCGAGAGCGACGAGGCAGACGACGACGGCGAAGACGCCGAAGAGGACTCCGAGGACGACGGCGACGATGTACCCGCCGCGGACGAGGACGATGCCGACGACAGCGACGAGGACGACGACGAGGACGACAAGTCCTTGCGCAAGCCCGAGAAGCTGAAGGTGGGCGACACCGAGGTCGAGATTCCGAAGGGAACCCCGAAGGCCGCGGTCGAAGCCATCAAGTCGTTGCAGCATCGCCTGACCGCGGACTACACGCGCAAGACCCAGGAGGCCGCAGAGACGCGCAAGGCAGCCGCCGAGCGCACCGAGGCCGCCGACAGCCTGCTGCAGCAGGTACAGCGCGCCCAGCAGGCTGTGGTGTCGATGGCCCAAAGGCTGATCGGCAACCCGCCGCCCCTGGAACTTGCACAGTCCGACCCCGCGGGCTACCTGTACGCCAAAGAGGCGTACGAGGCCCGGGTTCGCGACCTGCAAGCCCTGAACGCACACACGGGCGAACTCACCCGCAGCCAGCAGCAGCAGCGCCAGCAGGCGCAGCAGCAGGCCCTGTTGGAAGAGGCCCAGCGCACGGTGAAGGTGCTTCCGCAACTCGCGGACCCCGCCAAGCGCACAGCGTTCCTCGAATCCGCGGTGCAAGCCGCCAGCGCTTCGGGCTTCACGCCCGAGGACGTGGCGAGCGTCACCGATCACCGGATGCTGCACCTGTTGGATCGCTTGGTAAAGGCCGAGCGCCGACTGAGCGCCCTGGACGGCGCCAGCAAATCGGTGAAGTCCAAGCTGGCCGATGTCGCGCCCAAGCCCTTGCGCGCAGGCAACGCCGGCACTCAATCGCAAGGCCAGATGAACAAGGCCTCTCGCGCACGCGAGATGTTCATGAAGTCCGGCCGCTCCATGAAAGACGTTCAGCGCTACCTCGAAGCGTTGGACAGCTAACGCACAAAGGAGGGCATCATGCCCGCAAACGCATTTCTGACCTCGGCGGCCATCGGCAACCGGGAAGACCTCACCGACGTGATCTGGAACACGGCTCCGGCGGATACTCCGTTCATGTCCAGCATCGACAAGGTGCAGGCGAGCGGCGTCACCCACGAATGGCAGCGCGACGTACTGCGCGCCCCCGGCGCTGGCTCGCTGGTGGCTGAAGGTGCCGACGCGACCTATACCGCCGTCGTGGCAACGCAGCGCCTGACGAACCCGTGCCAGATCAACCGGGTGACGTTCTCGATCTCCGACACCCAAGAAGCGGTGAAGAAGGCGGGCCGCTCGTCTGACATCCGCTACCAGACGGTCAAGCAGGGCAAGGAACTGCGCAAGGACATGGAACTTGCCGCCATCGAAAACCCGGTGTTTGTCGCGTCCGGCACGCGCCAGACCCGCGGCTTGCGTGGATGGACAACCACGAACCCCGGACTTGGCGTCAGCGGTGTGGCTCCCAACATCTCGACAAACGTGGCCCCGACCGACGGCACGCTGCGGGCGCTGACCGAGGCGCTGCTGCGCACGGCTGTGCTGGGCTCTTTCAACAACGGCGGCAATGCCACGATGTTGATGGTGACCCCCTCGCACAAGCAGACGATCTCGTCGACCTTCACCGGCAACGGAACGAAGTTCATCAAGGGCGAGGACCGCAAGCTGCAGGCGGCTTACGACATCTACAACAGCGATTTCGGCGATTTCAAGATCGTCCCGAACCGCAACATGGTACGCACGCGCGAGGCGTATCTGGTGGATGGCGACTTGGCCGCGGTGGCGATGCTGCGCGACATGAAGAGCGAGGAGCTGGCCCGCATCGGCAGCGCCCGCAACTTCATGATCGAAAGCGAGTGGGCCTTGCAACTGCGCGAAGAGCGCGGCATGGCCGCCATTCGTGACCTGAACCCGTAAGCGCCAACGCTTGACCGGGCCGAGGCCCCTGCCGCATTGCTGCGGCGGGGGCTTCTTGCTTTTGGAGCCACACATGGCACTGGACACGATCTTTGCGCCGCAAGACGGCAACGTTCACGGCCGCTGGGTCGAAAACGACGACGGGGCGCAAGTGGTGCGCGAGCAGTACGTGGGCGACATCCGCGACTACTGCATCGCCCGCCACAACGAGGGGCACCACGGCGACAAGGATATGAAGCTCATGGCGAGCTTTCCGGCCGTGGTGATCGAGCACTACTGCAACGTCTACGGGATCACCTTCCGCGAGTGGATGACGAACCCCGAACACGTCAAGCGCATGGTCAATGACCCGGCGTTGGCCGATTTCCGAATCGCACCAGGGAGGATGTGATGGCACACCAGAATTTCCATTCCGCCACCGTCGCGGCGACGGGCCAGACCGTCACCACGACGGCCAGCACGGCAACAACTGCGGCGGCGCTGCCCAACACTTCGGGGGGCACGCGCCCACGGTATGTGCGATTTGCGACAACCGGCACGGTCTACGTGCGCCTGGGCGTGGCCGGCGTTGCCGCAGCCACTACCGACATGATGGTGCATGCGACCCAGCCTGAAATCTTGAACGTCGGCACGCGCACGCACTGGTCAGCCATTGACAACGGTACTGCGGCAGTCGTCAACGTGACGCCGCTGGAGGAGTCTTGAAATGCCGCTCATCGACGCGCTCAACACAGCGACAGAGACGCTGACTCAGCCCAGCTTTGTGCTGGTTCAAGGACCGGGCAACGTCCGCATCGAAGCGCCTGTCGGGACGGCGATCTATGAAGGGCCGGCGCGCTTTTCGCAGTTGGTCTCGGCCGTCGCTGACTTGAGCATCATTTCGCTCGACCGCGAGGTCTACTACGAGATTCAGACCATCTTTGGAAGCATCCCGCGGCTCGATGTGTTCGCGCTGCCCGGCACCTACCAATGGTCGCCGCCGCAGTGGGCGACCGACTGCGAGATCATCCTGCTGGGCGGTGGCGGCGGTGGCGGTTCTGGCCGCAAGGGTGCGCCGGGCACGGCCTGGGGCGGCGGTGGTGGCGGCGCGGGCGGATCGCGCACAACGGCCGTTATCCCGAAGTCTCTGCTGCTGGCAACGGAGACGGTGATTGTCGGCGCGGGTGGCGTTGGTGGCGCTGCGCAAATTGCGGACAGCGCCAACGGCAACCCGGGCACCGCTGGCGGGACTTCGTCATTCGGCTCGTATCTCGTCGCCTTCGGTGGTGGCGGCGGCGGCGGTGGCACTGCCGCGGGTGGAACGGCCGGCGCCGCGCCATCGCGCGGGCAGTTTCTGGGCGTTGCTGGCGCTGCGGGTGGCTTGGGCGCTGCGGGGGCGGCCGGTAGCAGCGGCGCCACGGCGGGTGCGGCCGGGGGCGGCGGCGGCGGCATCAGCGCAGCCAATGCCGCATTCGCCGGCGGTAACGGCGGTGCGCAAATCATGACGCCGACGGCGGCGTCGACGGGCGGCGCTGTCAGCACGGCGGGCGTCAACGGTGTGTCCGTGCGCGAAGTCTCCGGCATCCCGGGCAACGGCGGCAGCGGTGGCGGCTCGTCTGTCACGGGCGGCGCGGGCGAAGGCGGTCGAGGCGGCCGGGGGTCTGGCGGCGGTGGCGGCGGCGCTGCGGTTGACACGGTTGGCAACTCCGGCGAGGGTGGCCGCGGCGGACCCGGGATCGCGATCATCATCAGCCGGCGCAACTCGCTGTGAACTGGGGCCAACTTAAAAGCGCCGTTGCCGACTACGTCAGTCGCGGTGACGTGACGGTGGCGTCGCCATTGATGACGACGTGGCTTGAGTTGGCCGAACAGCGCATCTACAACGGCACCAACCGGATTCCGGGGCTGCGGATATCGGCCATGCTCACGACAGTGGCCTCGCAGCCGCTTGACGCGGCCCTGCCGGCCAACCTGCTGGGCGTGGAGCGCGTCAGCGTCATGCGCGGCGGACGCAAGGTGCCGTTGGAGTTCCGGGTTTCCGACTGGCTGTCTCCGCTTGAGGGTGCCGCGGGCCAGGTGATGTACTACACCATTCGCGGCGGTCGCATCGTCGTCGGTGCATCCAGCCCCATCACGGCCGAACTGCTGTACTACGCGAAGCCTGCGACGCCGGTGGCCGATGCCAACACCAATGTCGTGCTTGACACCTTGCCGTCGGTGTATCTGTGGGCGATGGTGCTCGAAGCGGCGGCTTGGCTGCGCGACTCCGAGCTTTTAACCACGGCCACCCCGCTGTGGGCCGACGCCATGGAGGCCGCTCGCAACGCCGACGACGCCGCGCGCTTCAGCGGTCCGCTGTCCATCGCCAGCGATCCCGGGGTGATGCTCTGATGAAGATGGTGCCGCTCATCGGGCTGGCGCCGGACTTGCCGCCCACGACGCCGGGCGTGATGACGGCGTGCACAAACCTGGTTCCCACGGAGGATGGGTTTGCAGCCGCGCCTTCGTCTGTGGCGCCGTCGGGCGTGGGCGCGCTCATCGCTCCGTGCCGCGGTGGCGCGGTGGTCAGCCTCATCAACGGCACGCGGCGCATCTTCGCGGGCACTGCGGCGCGGCTGTACGAGCTCTCGGGCACGTCCTGGGTGGATGTGTCGCGTGCAGGCGCCTACACGGGCGGCGCTGACAGCCGGTGGAGCCTGACGCAGTTCGGCAACGTCAGCATCGCGGCCAACGACGCGCAGGTGATCCAGGCCAGCAACGGGAGTGGGGCCTTCGCCGACATTGCGGGCGCCCCCATCGCCCGGGTGGTCTTCACCGTCGGCGATTTCGTCATGGCGCTGAACACCTCGGATGCAGGCTTTGGCGACCAGGGCGACAGGTGGTGGTGCTCGGGCATCTTCAATCACGCCACCTGGGCGCCCAGCCTGAGCACGCAGGCCAACTCCGGCCGGCTGGTGCAGGGCGGCGGCGATCTGCTGGCCGGACTGGCGCTGGGCAAGCAGGCCGTGGCCTACAAAGCCAAGGCCATGTTCCTGGGCACCTACGTCGGCGGCGAGGCGGTTTGGCAGTGGGAGCCCGTGCCCGGCGAGCAGGGCGTCGTCGGCCCCGATGCGGTGTGCGATGCCAACGGGCTGCACGTGTTCGTGGGCGACGACAACTTGTGGGTCTATGACGGCGTGCGTGCGCAGCCCTTCGGGCAGGACGAAATTCGGCAATGGTTCTACGACAACTCCTCGCCGGCTTTCCGCTTCCGCACCATCGTCCGGTACGAGCGGCAGAACAACCGCGTCTGGATCTTCTTCCCGGGTACGTCAACGAGCGACGGCACGCCCGACACGACGCTTGTCGTGCACATGGGCACCCGCCGCTGGGGCCGGGCGGATCGCACCATTCAAGCGGCGCTCGACTTCATCCAGCCGGGCCTGACATACGACACGCTGAACACCGTGGCGGCGACGATGGACACGCTGCCGAACATCCCGTTCGACTCGCAATTCTGGCTGCAGGGCGGCCGGTCGCTGGCGGTGTTCGAGGGGGCGAACCAACTGCGCACTTACACGGGCGGCAGCACGGGATGCGCCTTCACCACGGGCGACATGGGCGACGATCAATCGAGCAGCTACGTGAGCGAAGCGCGCATCCGCTTCGTGCAGGCGCCCGCATCGGCCAACGTGTCGGGGCAGACCTACCGCAACACGGGCGGCCCCGTGGTGCCGGGCGGCGCGGCGCCGATGTTCGACGGCGCCTTCCATTTGCGGCAGTCGGCCCGCTGGCACCGGCTCACGTTCACGATGACGGGGCCGTGTGTGTTTACCGGCCTGGGTGTCCAAGCCAAGGCATCGGGGCGGCGATGAAGCTGAAGGAAACCCCGCTCCTGCCGGCGACGCCGGAGAGCAGGTACGACACCGATCTGCAGCGCGCTTTGATGCCGATCCTTCGGGATACGGCGATCATCGTCAACCAGAAATCCGAGCTAAGCGGCGGCAACAGCCTTAAAGGGGCACAGACCGTCGCATTTGTGCCGCTGGTTGACGCGGCGACTATCACGACAGACGCGGCTCTATCCAACCACTTTAGCGTGACGCTGGGCGGTAACCGAACGCTTGCCAACCCGAGCAACATGCGAGATGGCGGTATCTACAACTGGCGCATTAAGCAGGATGGGACAGGCTCTCGCACGCTGGCCTACGGCTCAAAGTTTAGATGGCCTGGCGCCGCTCCAACGCTGTCCACGGCAGCCAACCGCGTAGACCGCATTACGGGCCAGTATCACGCTGGTGACGACGTGATTGAGTGCGCTTTCACGGCTGGATGGGTTGTCTAATGTTTAGCTGGGGGCCTCAACAAAGTAGGCCATCGACGCCGACAGACCCGTTCTTCTCGAACGTGTCGTTGCTGCTGCACGGGGAAGGCGCGGACGGCAGTTCAATTCTTGTCGATTCGTCGCAATTCGCGCACACGTCGTCGGTAACTGCTGGCACGCCAACTATCACGACAACGGAAAAGCGATTGGGGGCGGCGAGTCTGCGGATCAATGCCAACTCAGAAGGCTGGACGATACCAACGACAGCTCTTACTCTTGCCGCTGGTGAGGATTGCACGATTGAATTCCAATTCCGACCGACGACCTCTGTCGGCGGCAAAGCAATACTGACAAGCAACTGGCCCGGTAACGCAACGCAGTCAATAAGCATAGGCTGGAACGGAAGTTCAATCTCTGCGCGGCTTGCGTCTAACACTGGGGTCAACACTGGCAACCTGACGTTAGACGTTTGGCGGCACATCGCCCTTGTGCGGGCGGGTACGCAACTCTCTATTTATGTTGATGGAGTCCTTGCAGCAACGACAGCCATTGCTTCTAACGCATCGAGCATTTCATCGCTTGTCGTTGGCCTTGCGAATGCCGCCTTTGGTTGGGGCAATGGTGCGATGGAGTGCTTCATTGATGAACTCCGTATCACCAAAGGCGTGGCCCGCTACACCGCCAACTTCACACCGCCGTTGGCGCCGTTCCCCGACGCCTGACCGCCCACAAGTCCACGCCGACAAAACGCAAGCAACGTAAAGCGCAACATGGCACAGACGACGACTTCGACCACGATGCCCGATTGGGCGCAGCCCTACGCCGCGGGCTACCTGAACCGCGCGCAGCAGACCGCCGACAGGCCTTTCCAGGGCTAC